GGAGAAGATCAAATTATATAGAACAAACAAGGTCCTCGCACAGGAATTTAAAAACATGGTGGATTCCAAGAAAAAACCCAAAGTTGAAATGGTTGTAAAGACACCTTCTCAAAAACCCGAAAATCCATTTGTTGATTCTGAAGAATAATTTATTAATTTATATATAAAAAATTAATAATTTACCAATATTTTTACCTTATAAAAGAATTGCTATCTCACTTATGGTTCGTTCTAATTTTTATATAAACTGTAAAATAGTTTATATAAAAATTGCTATCTCACTTATGGTTCGTTCTAATTTTTATATAAACTGTAAAATAGTTTATATAAAAATTGCTATCTCACTTATGGTTCGTTCTAATTTTTATATAAACTGTAAAATAGTTTATATAAAAATTGAAAATAATAATCATTGATTTTCCATACCTGAAAGAGAAGTATATGAGTTCATCAATAATGAATCGTAACCAAATGGTACATAATTTAATAAAAGAAATAGCCCCGCTTCAGGCAATATTGGAGCCATCAAAATACACTGCTATCTTGAGGGATTTTATAAGCCTTCTGAAGAATCCAATCCTTGATTCGGATTCCTATAAGGGTTATAACACAACTCAATATAATAGTATTAATATAGATGGAAAACATCAACGGCTTACTGGTCTGTTTGCCTCAATGGGATCTCGTGTTGGTGCCAAACATCAGTTTATTGTTGCTGCTGGTATTCAAAAGATTGCTGAGTATCTCGTATCTACCAAGATTGTAGAAGAGATTGTTGTTACTGAAACTGAGACTGGTCCTAAATATGAATTGAAGGGTGGTATGATTTCAGATGCCAAAGCATTTTACGATGCTCATATTGGTCCTGGTGTTTTTGATCCAATTCCATGGATTATTTGCGTAATAAAATATGGTGGAACTTTGCCAATTGAGATGTGTGCTTTGCCCGAAGGAACCCTAGTTCGACCAGGTACACCGATTGTGACAATTCGTAATACAGATCGTGAATGTGCTTCAATTGTTCCTTTCATTGAGGCTACAATTCAATCGATTGCTTGGTATATGACGACTGTTGCTACCTTGTCATTCTCCATTCGAATGCTATTTAGCCGTTTCCTATCAACAACATGTGCTGAATCACCCGAAACGATTAGCACAATCATCCGCTTCATGCTTCATGATTTTGGCCGTCGTGGAGCATCGTCTGAAGAATCTGCAATTGATGGTGCCCGTGCGCATCTCTATGTGTTTGATGGTTCGGATACCACCGCTGCGATTGAGAATGTTGGCGGTAGATTGACTGGTTTTTCAGTTCGTGCGACTGAGCACAATTTGATGATGTCACTGCTAAGAGAAGGAGAGTTGCTGCGAATTCGTGAATTAATCAAGGCTCTTCCGCGTGGAGAAGGAAGGCCCGTGATTTTGTCATTGGTTGTTGATACTTTTGATGCCAAGAATTGTATCCGTCACCTTTGTACGACGTTTCTTGGCGATATTATGAGCCTTAACATGCGCATGGTCGTTCGCCTTGATTCTGTTTTTCCCGATGCCAAGGATGTTGCTGATACCGTAGTCCAAACATTCTTGCTCATGGAATCACTTCTTCCAAAGGATTTAATCACTGTAAACGCAAAAGGCTTTAAGGTTCTCGATACTCACTGGCGTGTTCTCTACGGTGATGGGTTGGATCCTGAGAAGATCGAGCAAATTCTGAATGCTCTTGTTTCAATTGGTTGGAGTGTTGAAAACATGGTCTTTGGTATGGGTGGCGGCTTGCTTCAAAAGCCTCACCGTGATGTGGAGCGATTCGCACTTAAGGTTTCAGAGGTTGAATTTGATGTGACTGATCCTGTGACTGGAGATGTGTCATCTGTTAAAGTTCCGATTGGAAAGGAAACTCCTGGCAAAGAATCCGACAAGGGACGCTATGGTGTTTATGAAGTTGATGGAATTCCAACAAAGGCACCTGAAGGTACTTTGTTTGGTGCCGATGGTGCTCCGTTGTATAACATGCTCCAACGCGTGACATGTAATGGAAACTATTGTGTTCCTATGAAGGATCCTATTAAGATCAAGGAGATGGTAAACGCCGAGGGAGCACGGATGTGTACTTTGGCTGGTTTGCCATTCTACTAATTCTTAATTTATAATAAAATAATAATAATAATAATAAAGTTTAAGTTGGTATACCGTTTAGGGTTTAAGTTGGTATACCGTTTAAGTTGGTCTACCATTAAAATCTAAGTTGGTATACCATTAAAATTAAAAGTTTAAACAGTACATATAAAAATATAAAAAATCTAAATTAATTCTTAATTCGTTTTTTTTCAAGAATTTTATAAAAGTTTAAAAATTTTTATAAAAAAATCGTAAATTTTACTTTATACCAAAACCATACCTTTAAGCTTTTTTAAAAAAATATTTTTACAGCACGAAAATATTTTTTTTTGTTTTTCGGCCGAAATCGGGTCGAGCGGCCGAAAATGAAAAATCAATTTTCCTGAAGTTTTACCCTCCCATTTTTTCAAACTCACCCTCTGCGTTGGATAAGTTTTTTTGCTCATGCTGTGTTTTTGGATAAATTTCATTTTGTATATACCATTTATCCTAGTTCTTTTGCATTAATCCAAATCAGAAAAAAATAAGGAAAATCATACCATAAAAAGAAGAAGAAAAAATAAAAAGTGGTTGGGAATACACTAAATAAATAAAAATTTATCCAAATCAACGACAGCAGTTTTTGGATAAGTGAAAAATGACAAAATTGTGATGTCAAAATCGTCAAACATTTAAAAGTTTAGGTTAAAAGTCAATCATAAATATTAAAATTTATCCAAATCAGCGAATACCAGTTTTTGGATAAATCCAAAAAGGGCAAAATTATGGTATCAAAAACGACACCCTTTTAAAGATTTAGGTTATTATTACATCAATAATTTTATTTTTTATCCAAATCAGCGAACACCAGTTTTTGGATAACCCTATTTTAACTATTTTTCTTATACCTTTAACCACTAATTCTAAAGAAAAAATAAACACTATTATATTATAAAAGGTAGCTGATTTGGATAAATCTAAAAACATACCAGAATTTAGAAAAACCAAGATAATAAATGAGTGAAATGGTATAGTTCATGATACCTTATCCAAAAATTTATCCAAAAGAATTATCTATATATAAAAATATAGAATTAAAAATATATAGTTAATAAAGAATGGAATATAAATGTATTGATTGTTTCCAAGTATTTAAGACTAAACAAAATTTAATAAAACATCAAACAAAGGTATTTAAATGTAATCATATTACTAAATACAAATGTGAGAATTGTTTTAAGTATTTTAAAACTAGGGGAAATTTAAATAAACATAATGAAGATCAGGTATGTAGTGATAAATCGAATCTTATTTTATATGATGATGACCCTAAAATTGATGATTCAATAAATCGTGCTATTAGATCTATTCTAACAAGTAATATAACCAATGAACGGCGAGTAAATTTACTAAGTAAATATAACACCAATCTGTCACCAGAAGATTTAATGGATTTTCTTAACTTAGATATAAATTTAGAAGGTAAAGTATCCTATATTACTTCAATTATTAAAACTAATAAAGAAAATCATTCGATATCTAATAGTACTATAAATTCTAATAATACAACTAATATTCAGATTAATAATTTTGGAAAAGAAGATCTGTCGTATATGGACGGTGATTATTTTAAAAATTTAATTTTAAATAATCATATTGAAAAAGGGTATATGACGCTTATTAAAGATATTTACTTGGATAAAAATCATCCTGAAAATAGAACCGTTAAAGTTGATAATTTAAATAATAAGTATGCTTTTGTTTTTAATGAAGGTAAGTGGGATAGTGTTCTTAAATATGAATTGAAAGAATTACTTCATAGAAAAAATCATACATTACTTAAAATGCATTATAATAAATTAAAAGACTTGATGGATACTGCTAAAAAAGATGAGATTAGAGTATTCTTATCACGCGATGATACAGGTGATCCACATATGATGTACGTGATTGATAAGGTTGTGTTATTATTTTATAATGGTAAGGAAATTTATGAGATTTAAGTTTAAGTTTAAGATTGTATACGATTGTAAACTATTTTATACGTTTGTTAACGATTGTAAAAGTTTAAATTTGTATACAACCTTAGACTCATAAAATAATCGTCTTCATCTCCTTCGCCCATGCATATAATTCCCTCACTGTTTCCGCTACCTTAGCAAGCATCTCAGCAGATCGTGAAACTGGAATTTCAGCCGAAGCCATTTCTGCTGGTGAAAAATTATCTAAACTAACAAGACTCTTGCCACGAGCAAACAGCGCTCCTATCTCCGCAACCTTGGGTGACAGTAATTTAATACGATCTAAGATTGGTAAGAGAGGCATCAGTTGTGCTTCATAACAGCAAATCATTTTAACAGGATGATCCTCTGGAGTATATCCGTCATCTTCACTCACATTAATTTCACAAACTGATTCACCCAGCATTCGCATTGTTCTACGTCGTGAATTTCCAATATGTATATCAGCTAGATCATTGAACATTTTTCTGTATCTCTGATCAACAAATCTGCGAATTCGAGGTTCCTCATCAATCCGAGCTAGTAACTCCTCAGCAGAGAATAATGTGTGATTAATAAAGTCCCCACTAGCGTCATATATGGGTAGATACTTTCTTAAATCAGTTGAACATCCACATTCCTCGCCGTATGTAACATCAAACAGAATCTTTCGCTTGAACAACTCGGGTGGGAACATTTTCATATATTTGGAAGCAAGCTCAGCACAACCCATACCAAGAAATGGTTGCATAATTAACTTAGCATTTGTTCGCAGGACACTATCAATCAACTGTTCCAAAAATTTGTTTTTATCATCAAAATGATGAGACAAAAATAATATTTCAATCCGGTGATCTTCCGAAATCCATAGTTCATAACCATCTTCCGGATGATAATTAAACCTTAATCCAAGCGCGGGTCCTCTTACTGAAAAATAGTGATCCAACGCGTCATGGGTGAATCGGGGATCAAAATGAATAATTCTAACAGTATCACCAGTTTCGTCAAGTCTTTCCCTAACAAATACTGGAATGATCTGATCCAAATGATCATCAACTGCTTCATTAAATGGGTATGTGCCAATACCCAAATAAGTTAAATCTCTTGGATTGGCACGGATGTATTCTATTATTAGTAGTAATATAAAATTTTGTAACATTAATGTTTCGTTGTGGTATGGGTCTTCCATGTAATTTGATATAAATAGCTAGGTATTGATATATATATTCAATTTTTATTTAAACTATTTAAATAAAAATTAGGTGAGTAAAATGAACTCAATTTTTATTTAAACTATGTAGTAGTTTGAAAAAAAATTAGGTGAGTAAAACTATGTAGTAATTTCTATCGTCCACTTACATTAATTAGATCCTTAAATAAATCATCTTCAAACAATCCAAACTTAAATTGTAATGAAACTTGTAATTTTACATAATATGGATTTCTTATATATGAACACCGACATGAATAGTCAATAGTGTTAGAACAATTACATTCATCTAAATTAGCATTACTATCTAAATTATTTACAACATATATATTACCAAACCGATCAGTTATCTTTACTGTATATTTATTAGCTTTCTCTAACATAGAATCCTTATAAAATAAAAATGATGGAAATATTTCATTTAATAATGTATAGGAATTTGGATTTGTTCCTGCTGATGTAACTATAAATGTAACATTCTGTTGAGAGGTTGTATAATTACGTGATGTAATTTCAGGAATATATACGTAGAACATTCTATCATCTGATATTTTTTTATTTTGATTAATAAAATATTGATTATATAATGTACCTTGATTCATTTCAAAAACTGTTGCTGGATCATCATTTACTATATAATTAATTGTCCAATTTGTTCCAGAAATATATATACTAACTACTCGAATTGTTATTGTTTCAGGTGGAGTATTTGGTATAGTAATAGAATTAACATCATTTAATTTTACAAATGAATAATTTATACTATAGTATGTATGTATGGTAGTGTATTCAGTGTCTAAAGAAAGAGCTTCTTTAGTAATACTGTATTGATCGGGTAAGGAGATTGTTTCTAATTTTAGATATTTGATATCTTTAAATTTCTTTTGTATAACTGGTTGAACACTGTACTTATCTCCATTAAAAATAATATTGAATTGAAAAGGATTTGGAAAAGCTATTATATTGCGATCAGAACTATCTATATTAATGCTGTTTTCTGCTAAACGTTCAATAAATTCTTTCATAGATCGTCCATTAGAATGAATGTAGAGAGCATACATACCCCAATTATTATTAATTTCACCTTCAAAATCAATAAGATGCTTAATTTCCATTAGAAATCGACGATGTCTTTTTTCTGTCCAAGTAATGCGTGAACCGACATCAGCAAGTTGATTAATAAAGAAACTCATGTCTGTATATATTCTATAATAAGTTATAATATAAAAAATTATTTAGATAAATGTATTATGAGAGAACAATTTATTAATAGTAAAATTATCGGTATTATATATAAGAATTTAGTATCAAAATTAAATTTGCAATTGAATAGCGATGAAAAAACAAAATTGACCAAGAAAATGATAAATGTAATGAATCAAATATATTCGAATATTGACATAAATAGAGTTAATTCTAATAATTTTAAAAATATTCTTAGACAATTTATTAATAATTGTTATCAAACTATTTATGCTGATATCGTTAAGACACCAATTCAACAAAAGACAGAAAATTTTCAGAATCAAAATCCATATACCACAATGTCACGTGATCAACAGATTTCTGGAAATAGACAAAATATGCTTGATCCAAGATCAAAATCAATGACTGATGATAAATTTGCTTCTTTTAATGATAGTTTTAATATTAATCCAAGACAACAATCAAATGGATTTCAAGGAAGATATGATACATCAAGTGCGATTGCTAAGAAAAGCGATTTTAGTAAATCCCTAGATGATCGCTATAATGAAATACAAAATGAATATCGTGAATCATTTAATAATGGTCGCCCGTCAACACCACCCCAATTAAGAGGAGATGGAGGTGTGAATTTAAATAAAATGACTAAAGATAATATAAAAATAAAACAACAATTTTCCCAACCCGAAAAGCAAAAAATGTCATCTACTCAATTTTTAAAATCATCTGATCCTCGTGACAAATCAAGCTCTAATAGTAAAGATAATATATCAAAAGATGATTTTAATTTTGGAACAGTAAATGATCAAGATAATAATTATGATGTGATTGATGGAACTTCAATGACTGATGGAAATATGGATCAATGGAATACTGGAATTAATCCAAGTAAATTTAACATTGATGAAAATACTCCATTAGAACAAAAACTAAAACAATATCAAATGGAACGTGAGAATGTTAGTGTTAGTTCGGATAAAAAACAAGTTAGATTTAATGAAGATAAAAATCAAATTCAAACCCAACAACAATATAATCAATCACAACAGCAATACTCCTCAAGATCAAATCAACAATCAAATCAATACATATCAAATGAACAAGATGAGGATGAAGAACGTATTACAAGAATGAATGATATGAAAAATAATCACATGATAATGGAAGCCAATCGAATGATGAGTATTCCTAAAGAACAAATCAGAGTACCTGAAAATGAGGGATTTAGTAATACAGTTGAGACAAAATTAGGGGAGTATGAAAATACGATTGGTTTATTATTGGATAAAGTAAAAGATTTACAACAACAACAAATAAAACATATGAGCAATAATATTAATACGGAGACCGATGATAAAATTAGATTATTAGAAGCTAAAAAGGGTGAAATATTAGGTGAAGTGACAAGATTACAATCATTAACATTAAATTTAGAAAAACAACAACAGGTTATTCAAGAACAAGAGAGAAGGATTAAACAAAAAGAATTAGATATTGATATAAAAATACGCAAGTATGACGTTATTAAAAATATGGATGAAAAACAAATTATTATTAAAGCAAGTTCTGGTAAATTTACGTATTCATTAAATGATTCACTAAAAAATGTAAGTATAGTACAATTACTAAATTATAACATACCATTTGATGAAAATAATATTAATATTAACAATAATAAACTATATTTTTCAGTTATAAGTGAAAATAATAAAACAACAAGAAATGATTCAGATGATGATATATTGTCAAGTGAAAACGAAGATAATGTAGAAGAAATATATATTAATTCAACTAAAATGTCAGTTATGACTATTCCGGAAGACAATTATGATATATATGGTCTATTAGAAATAATGAATAAAATTGGTAATAAGTGGAATATATATTTTAGTTTGGTTAAGAGCAGGGTAATAATTAAAACTAATAAAACTAGTCGATTAAAATTATATTTAGATCGAGATTACCAAAATAATGTTTTGCCATATTTAGGATTTGCTAAAATAATTGGTGATAAATATAAACATAGTGCTGAAAAGAAATACAATATTAAAAATGAAAAAATGATACAATTATATTTAAAGAATATATGTGTGGAACCATTTGCGGAATTCATGATTGGTAGTGAAAAAATTCATAAATTTACAAAAGAAGTTAATATTGGATTATTAAATAAATTAGAAATTGAAATGAAAGTTAATGATAAATTATATGTACCAGATGAACCTTATATTTTAGAATTTAATCTTATTATGAATAAAGATAGTAAAGATGGAAGAATAATTGATTCTGCTCAGGAGGGAAGAATTAGTGGTGATACTTTTAAAGATTCCTTTAAAGATACTTTTAAAGATAGTTTTAAAGATAGTTTACCAACTTTAAATACAACTTTAAATACAACTTTAAAAAATAGTATACCAACTTTAAATACAACTTTAAATACAACTTTAAAAAATAGTATACCAACTTTAAATACAACTTTAAATACAACTTTAAATAATAATGAAGTAAACACCGACGACGGTGATCTATTAGACAAAGTATCCAGCATGATTAACATGTAATATTCTTCTTAAATTTAAGATAATTGGATTTGATTCAGTATGTTTGGATTCCCCAAAAGGTCCAATATTACGATTATTAATAAGATATGAAAGGTAATCAAATGTATGTTCTAACATACTCATCATACTATTTAATCTTGATTTTTCTAATTGAAACCACGTATTTTTATTTTTTTGAGTACCTATTAATAAATCATAATTATTAGTTACTTCATCATTAACATTATAAATTACACCACTTCCTAATCGATATTGAGTATTAAGAGAATAATGAGAACTAGAAAATGTTACCAATTCTTTATTATTTTTTTTTAGATGTGCTTTATGATATGTTGTCCATTTTTTGTAAAAATAGCCGTTATCATTTAAAATAATATAGGCTCCTTTTAATATTTTTGTAAAAATATTGTAATCAAAATTAGTCTCAGTTAATAAATCAATTATGATTAACTTAAATGTTTCATCTATAGTACTATTGTGTTTGGTTAAATATCTTAATAATTTATTGTATGATTCATTATAATCCATATATATAAATACTGTGTATATAGATGGATAGAAAAAATTCTTAAATATTTAACCGTTAACTTTCTATGCTTTTAACCGTATACTTACCCGTAGATGGTTACCCGTAAATGGTTATCCTGGATGGTTACCAAAGATGGTTACCCTAGATGGTTACCCTAGATGGTTACCCTAGATGATTACCCTAGATGGTTACCCTGGATGGTTACCCTAGATGATTACCCTAGATGGTTACCCTAAATGGTTACCCGTAGATGGTTACCCTAGATGGTTACCCTATATAATTATCCTGGATGGTTACCATAGATGATTACCATCTAAATAAGTAAACAGTTAAATAAGTAAACAGTTAAATAAGTAAACAGTTAAATAAGTTAAATAAGTTAAATAAGTTAAATTCTATTCACAAATATAATTCTTATTTGTTTGATCAATCGTAATTTTACCACCAAGACTAATTAATGGAAATGATTTATTATTAATATTCTGATTATTAAAATAAATCTCTCTACACTTATTTACATTATCATCTGGTATAACTTTCTCAATTATATCCTCAAATTTATCACCATTTAATAATTTATTAATAAAGTTTATTGAATATACACCGCATTCAGAACCTTTATATTGATTACGACGGTTGTTCCATCTAATATCATATTTTTGTTCTAAACTATTTAATTTATCATTCATAAATTTCTTAGCTGGAATATCTTCAATAGATGTATATTTTTTTCCAGTATCAGTTTTATATTTCCATTCAGCAATTAATTTGACATATGCTCGAATGCGATTATCGGGTTCAATACCATAAGAATCAAAAAAGTATATTTGACCTGTTTCTAGATTAGCAAATAATGAAACCCAATGAGAACCTCCTTTCCAATGTTCATCTAAATTTGGGATTAAACCTATTCTTTTGATAGGATATTTTTTATTCATTATAGTAATAATTTCATCATACAGATCTTTACTTAGATTTGGATAAGTTTTATTAACTGATTTAACAAATTCAGAATCATAATTAGATGAATTAAATTGTTTATCAAATTTTGAAATTAGTGATTGTAAATCTTTTGGATTAAAATGTTTTAGATCATTTACAAATGTAAAGAATTCATAAAAACTTTTTGTATTATTCTTATTATTAAATTTATTAATTTCTTGTATTAACAATATATTTTTATAATAAAATTTTCTTAGATTATATTCCATCATTGTTTCATTTTTTTGAGGATGTCCTTCTTTCATTATTTTAGTAAAATTAATTTTTGCTATACCAAGATAATTAATCTCGTGAAAATCAATTGGTACAGCACCAATAAATAAGAAATCTTCAAATTCTTTCTCTAGTTGATCCATTACTTCATCTATATTTAAATCACTTAGCCAATCTATCTTTCCATCAGTACCATCTGGTCTAAAAAAGTCTTGGGGATCAAAATCACGTGTATTTTGAATAAAATCTTGTTTTAACCAACATAATTGATTCCCTTTACAAGATTTGAATCGATTATTTAATTCACTTAGTAAAAATTGTCTGTTATTTACTAACTTAATTTCATCCCCTTTTACTTTTTTTGATTTAACAGCATTATTATATGTATGTGCTAGTGCTTTTAATTCATCAGTAGACATACACGAACCTTCGATATATTCTAAATTAGCAGCACATCTTAAATTATGATCAAGGGACCCACTTAGATTAATTTGTTCCATAATATATAAAATATTAAAAATCTTTAAAAATCTTTAACAAGTTTAACAATCTTTAACAATCGTTTACAATCTTTAACAATCTTTAACAATCTTTAACAATCTTTAAAAGTCTTTAACAATCTTTAAAAATCTTTAACAACCTTTTACCTGATTTTCTATTTGTTAAATTTATAATTTATTTTTATAAATTTAATATATATGAGCAATTCAAATCAAAAATCAGATTTAATGAATAATTTAGATTCAATTACAAATGATGTATCAAATTTATTTAAAAAAATAGATTCTCCTAATGAAAGATTATTTAATCGTAAAATAACAAATGATGTTCAATTACATGGTTATGTTGATCCAGCAAGTCTCTATAGAACAAATCAAAATACTAAAGTATCTTCAAAATTAATGAAGGATAATAACTTAGTTGATCAACAAAATAATAGATTAGTTACACCATCTGGTGATATTAAATATGTTAATGATAATAGACAAAATTTATATCCAAATTCAGAAATTAATGAATATAATAATTTAAGAGGGGCTGTTATTAATAATAATGATGGTAAACCATTTAAAAATGCCAGTATTCGTGATACTACATTAGTATATGATACTTTATTAACCGAAAAAGAGAAAGCAGTTTTAAGAGAACGTGCGAAGGCACAGCTAAATCCTCAATTAAATACCCAATATGATCTTCAACAAGTAACCAGTCAATATCAGCCATCCAGCAAAGATTCACGTGATAGTCGGTATATATTTTATCCTGAAAATGAAATTGCTCCAAATACTAAACAACATCGATCTGATAGATATTCTAATCCTGGTGACGAGTCTCAACCTAAATCTCAACCTAAATCTCAACTAGGTAAACAATCATCTACCGGCGACGTCTTCACCCACAATTCATTATCCAATCGTGATCGTGTCCCAATTGATCCCAAGAATTTATATCGATCAGCAGATTACGAATCAACACCATTTAATAGTTTAGATCAGGAAGTAACATATGATAAACGAAAAAATTTAATTAATAGTGGTGAATTACAGTATCCAACTGGTACAGTATTTACCCATAATGCCCAAAGAGATCGTGTCCCAATAGATCCTACAAATTTATACCGATCTGCTGACTATGCTTCAACCCCATATAATACTTTGGATATGGATGTAGAACATGTTCCTAGAGTTGCTCAAGTTAATACTACTGCTGATTACATGTTAAATCGTGAATTTGATATAGTAAATGATAATAAAACATCCAAAGATGAAAATGCGGAAGTATCAATGATTCACACACCCTATACACCTTTAGATAAATTTGATCGTTCGGATGTTAGATTTAAAAATATAAATGAAAAAAAGCCTCAAGTGGATGTATTAAATGAATACATTGTTAATATTGATTCAGCAGATCGTAATGTAACATTTTACCCCAATCAATTTAGTATTCGTATTTTATTTAATCCTACTGCGGATGCTGCTGTAATGAAAGATGCCAATGGTAATTTATTACAGTCAGCCGCGAATCCAGACTTGAAGATTGAAAAAGGTTTTGAAAATATTAAATATCTTCGTTTGGAAACAGCAACATTTCCAAGATATTATAATCTAAAACTATCAACCGCAACTAGTGCCACTCCTTCATTAGGTGATGCGAATGAACAAACTATTTTAGCAGCAGTTATAACTACAATAAATACAAATAAAGCAAATTCAGCATATAATTTTCGTGCTTATATTAATAGCGTTGGTGGATCATATTCCCCTCCATCAGGTTATACAACTCAATATGTAGCATATACTTGGACATCAGCTACTAATATTAATGCTAAATTTAATGTTGTAAATTCATCAAATGTTTCAATTGCTTATGAACTTGCCTTTAATGGAACATCAGCACAAACTGTTTCTAATCGTTACATTGTAGATACCTCAAAGGATTTATCAACTGATCGTTATATAATTTTAGATATTGATGAAATTACAGATAATACTCAAAATTCAACAAATGGAAAAAATCAATATAATTACTTATTCCCTGACTACATCACAACAAATTACTTTTATGGTGATAATCACTATGTAGACAAGATATATAAGAATACCAAATTAGGTGTCATAAAAAACTTAACAATAACAATGAGTGATAGTTTTGGAAATTTAATAAACGGGGGGACATATATGGATACAGTTAATTCAACAAGTGATTCATCATCAACAACTGATGTACAAAGTGTTACGACAGTTTACAATGATAGTTTAACTTATATAAGACATCCATACTATAGAAATTTCCAATTAACTTTGATGTTTAAGATAGGATGCTATGAGACGGAGATTGACAAGAAGATATTCTATTAAAAAATATCTTAAAATTATCTTCTTACTAATAAAAAATTGAAAAATTAAATACATCATTCAAATCTATATTCAATTTAATGGATGAAACATCAACCACGACACCCGCTAAATTACGGGTATGTAATAAATGTAAAAAACAAGATTCTCAATTCAGATGTGCTAAATGTCTAACCTGCTATTGCTGTAGTGAATGTCAAAAATTAGATTGGCCAAGTCACAAAATTGAATGTAGACTATTATCTACTGCTTTTGAAGCAAGAAATGGTTCAAAGGTTGAAAAATTATCAGAGAAAGATTCTAGTCGAATCGGATTGGCTCTCGCGAGTGCTCGTGCCACTTTTGAATCTATAAAGGGTAGCCATCCAGCAAATGTAGAAACTAGAGATGAATTAATGCTAAGAATTCATGTGGAACTAGTAACTAATATTCTTTCTAGTGGTGAGCCAATCAATGGTAGACCTGGAGGACCAGTACCTATAATTGGTGCGACTGAGCGAGGAGAAATTTATCACGTTCGGGCTTTAATTATTCGCGGAGCAGATGTTAATAAGCGAAACTCTGAAGGTAAGCGTGCGATTGATGTGTGTGTGAGTCCTAGTATCCGTGCTATATTATTAGAAAATGGTGCTACAATCTAAAATTAATAAATATTATATTTATAATATTTATTTAATTTATAATTTATTATATGTTTCCCAAATCTGTTTTATTAAACAAATCTGACTCGGATATTAATCTCATTGTTCATGGACAAGGTGTATTTATATTTGAAAACCATTCGAATGCTTGTTCTTTCCGTATTTTAACCAATGATAAAAAAGATGGTTATGTCGTTAATTATACTCCTCAAAATATAATAGTTGATCGTATTAATATGTCATCTCCATTAATCGATCCAAATAATAAAATTGGTTTATCATCAAAAAATGGAGCTTATTATTGGTTCAGTATAGATTCTCAAAATCAAACATTTCGAGCCGGTATTGGTGAAGCGAGAATTGAAACTCAGAATTACTTTTATCAATTGAGTCATAGTGATAAATTATTTTTGGAAAGTTTAACTAGTATACAATGTTTACCTAGTCAACCCATTCAACCATCCCGTCTCCTCCGCGACCCCATCACACTAAAAGTCCCCCTAGTTGTAAAAAAAACCAAAGAATTAACAATGGATCACATAGCAAGTTCCCAATTTTTACCCAAAGCAAATCTATCATCAATCTCTCAAATTTTATATGAATGTATTGCTGGAGAAAACTTTACCTTAGACGATCCAGACTTTCCAGAATTTACCCAAGCAATTGAACATAGTATAGCCACCAAAGGTTGTTGGTGTAATAAACGTTTGGAAGAAAAAAGTACCGAGTTTAACAAAGACAAACCA